GATTGTGCATGGGGCATACTTGGGCCCGCCAGGCTTGAGTGGAAATACAACTGAAGAAAGTCTTCTGTGTTCTGGATTGTCAACATGGGGAACAACTTCTTTCCCTGCCTGAATTCTCATCATGGTGACTACGGTGGGTTCGACTTGAAACATACTGCGAATCTCTCCGTTTAGAGATTCATCTTCCAACAGGGCAATATCCAAATTTGTATCATCGCCATGCGTTTGGTGATCCCAAAACGAATGTTCCAGATTGAGTAATGACTCAACCTGTTGCGGATACAAACGGGTGTTCAAGTCAAAGTAGATCATTTCTTCGTGAATGCCTGAGCTCCAAAGAAGGCGGCAACAATACCAGCAACTGCTACAAAATATGTTGGCGCCATATCACCTAAAGTTTTTTGCGCCTGATCTAAGTCGGCGAGTGAGGCAACAACCACAGCAAAAGGATATAACAGCATGCCTCCAAGTGCAAACCAAGCCATCTTGCGTTGAGAATCACGCATTGCGTCTTGATCTTCAAGTTCTTTACGCTTGAATTCCATATACATGCGCTTTTCTTCATCATCGACATATCCATCTCCGTTTACGTCAGCTGGTAATCTTTCACTCGTCTTCTTTATTTCCTCGTCCGCCACTTACTCTCTCCTTCAATGATTGCATGAGTGACCCACTTTCTTGGGTCTGTTCTTCTTCTACCTCTGTTTCATCATCAGGATCGGTCACGGTGCGGTAGTAAACTACAACTTCTTTTGTTTCCTTGACATAACGTTTGATCTCTTGGAGATTGTATGCCATCAATTCATAATCTGGGACTGACATGGCCATGAATACCATTGCACCAGACTCGTTTTCAATTCGCTCTAAGAACTCATCTATATTTTTTTGTGATACAACATACCACTTGGGTTCCTTCATGTCGATTGGTCTCGGCATGTTAGGATGTTGGATAGGGATTTTCAGTTCGACTGTTCTGATCTCCACTTCTCGTGGAGGAGGGGTCAGAAAGGAGCAACCACTAAGGGTTACTATCAAACTCAAAAGTGCTATCGGCTTCCAGACTGTCAAATACTTGCTTTGTCGCATTGTTTACTCTCGGTTCAATCAGACCAGGCTTTGCAGCCGCAAGTTTACTGAGATCATGTCTACGGAAAATATCTAGGTATCTAGTCATCTCCGCTTCTGCCTCTTGAAACTTACTATTCAACTCACCAAACGCCTTCATCTGGGTTTCGTATTGGGTAGACATCTTATCTATGGTGTCATTTTGTGTTTTGACTTGTAGTTCCAACGCCATGTTATACTCACGGAGCTCAATAAGCTCTGCTTGGGTTTGGTTGTAGTAGAAATATCCTGCTACACCACCCGTCAAAACAACACCTAATAATAGTTTACTTAACATAGTTCTATTTATAACTTTATTGAACCCAAATTAGATCGGGAACCAAAGTCACTCCTGTCAAATACGGGTGTATCATCTTGTTGACCAGAATCATGTATGTCCTGTTGTGCTTCTTCATCAAGATCAAACAGTCTCATCTTGGCACGGTCAACGCCGATCATAAACCTCTTGTTTCTAGTTGGATCACTGTAACGGTTCTTCAATTGTTTCACCATGATGTGACCCTGTTGTTCCAACTCCTCAGTGCTGATCAAAGCAAACATCAGATCGGCAGTTGCGGGCAACCCGAAACTTTCTGAGGTGTCTGTCAAATCAACATCACTGTTGTTGTATCCACCACGAGTTGTTTGAGTGGCAGTTACAATCGGGACATCAAACTCAACTGCAAGTCCACGCAATTCTTCAGCGATACTCTTTACGATGGTGTAGGAATTTGCACCAACGTTTCCACGCAATCTTTGACTGACACATATATTTAGGTAATCTACATAGATGATATCTGGGACAAAGTTTTGTTTCACTTTCAGTTCTTCTAGTAGAGTTCTGAAGTGACCAACATGAGCAGATGCGGTTGGATACTCTTTGATGATCAATCTACCATCAATCTTATTCTTGATTTTATCCACCCGATCATCAAACATCTTCTTGGATAGATCACGCAGATCAGTGATTGGCACGTTCATCATGTTGGCGTCAATCCGTTCTGCGATTCTCTCCTCTGCCATTTCCAGTGTGACATAGAGAACATTCTTACCTTGTGCGATGCAGGATGCGGCACAGTGACACATGAACAATGACTTACCCACACCAGTTCCAGCGAGTGCAACATTCAAAGTCTTGTTACTCAGGCCACCCTCAGTGATTCTGTTGAAGTAGTCCAAATCGAATGGGAGTTTTTCTTCTTCTCTGTGATAGAAGTCGAATCGCAACTGGGCATCATCAATGTAGTCGTGACCAACGTGATTGTCAAACCCGACACTCAGGGCATCAGACAAAATACTTGGCAGAGAATCGACACTGTATCTTTTGTCTTGTCCGTCAATGATCTGAATGGATTGCATGATCGCATTGTATACTGCCTTGTCCTTACAGAACTTCTCAGTCTGATCAATCATCCAATCGTTATCACTCTCAACACTATTGAGAGAGTTGATTAGTTCTTCTGACTTAGCATACAGGTCTTCTGTTATCTGTCTGTTTTCTTGCAGTGAAATCAACAGAGCATTTTTTGATGGAACTTGATTATACTTTTGGAAGTGATCTGATATCGAAGCAAAGACCACCCGAAACTCTGCATCAAGGAAATAGTCTTCCTTGAGAAACGCAATAGTTTTTCTGGTGTAGTCTTCACATAATATCAGATTCGATAATATTTGTTTCTCTAATCTCATCAATAAATTCTCTTTTCACAATTTCAACGCAAGGTTCACACATGTAGATTTGACCATCTGCACTATTAAAACATATTGCTTGGTCGTTGTCAAGGTCGATTTGACCCCCACATCTGTCACACTTCGCTGTAGGCATTTTCAATATCTTCCTCAGAGACCTCACCTTGCATGATAGAGTCGGAGGAGATCAAATATCTTTTAGTAATCCACTCAACAAAGGATTCGTCTTGTAGAATCGGCAACCAGAACTCCTTAGTATATGTGTCCTTAGTTCTGAATTTCTTCTCATCGTCTGTGACAGTGTTCTGATACCATCCGTTTGATGGTTTGATAACATGCCCTGACTCAAGAGCCATATCCAACAAACCACTCCACTTGCTAATCCCGCCTTCCCACGAGACCTCAATTGGGATTTTGGATTTTTCACGGACATATCGAGACTTCTCAACGTTAATGATGAAGTTGTATCCGACAACATCTTTTCCTTGTTTTTCTTGTTGTCTGCCAATGATGAAAATGTTATCGGCAGAATAGTAAATACCAGTTCCACCAGAAACGATGTCCTTCGGGAACAAACCAATTTCTTTGTAGGTGTGGTTTACAACCACGGCAGGAATGTCTTTCAATGTCAAATGTGGTGTGATCATTCGGAACAGAGACTTCATCTGTTTTGCACGAGTCATATCGGCAACAGACTTACCATCAATCGCATCGTCAACTTCTTTCTTTGATGCGAGGTTACCAACCGAGTCTACGATAACCATGACACGATCATTGCGTTCCAACTCTGACAGTTGGTTCATCACATCATGTTTGAGTTGTTCGATGTCAGTAATCGGTGAATGAATAACCCGATCAGTATCAATTCCAAAACTATCAAAGTATCCTTGTGGAGCACCAAATTCAGAATCATAAAACAGGATCACTGCATCATCATATTTATCAAGATATGCCTTTGCGAGTAACATGGCAAATGCAGTCTTGAAATGTTTAGATGGGCCGGCGAACACTGTCAAGCCTGGCGTCAATCCACCGTCAAGTTTACCAGACAATGCCACGTTCAAAGCGGGAACTGTGGTTTGAATGAAGTCCTTCTGATTGAAAAACTTTGAATGAGTCAGAACTTCCGACTCTTTAATTGTAGTATTCTTTTTTAACTTATCTAACACACTCATACAAATAATCCTTCTAATGTTGCAATCGGTCTCGTGTTCCAGTTTAGACTTTCAACGATAGTATTTAACGGATCAAGAAAAGCCTTCTGAAACTGAGTATCAAAATCAATGTAGCGATGTAGATCAAACTCTTTTGGCATTTGTCCATTCATCGCCACTGTGTTCTCTTTCACATGGTTGGGTTCCTTCAGATAGATAAACTTGATCTTGTCACCATCTTGGATGATCTGATACTTGTTCTCTAGTTTCTGAGTCCTGACCAAGTGATTGTAAACCAAGGCACCTCTAACGTGCATCGGAGTTCCCTTAGTGTAAACTGTCTCACGGGAAACATATCTATCAATGTTGTTGCACCCACGAGGGAAAGCAATGTCCTCTGGTGGCAACTCCTTGAACTTCTGCCATGTTTCCTCGACATAGTTCTGCAAATCTTTTTCGTCTTGATTGAGACAAAGACTGACTGCCTCTTTCAACCATTCCCTAACTGGAGCAGGAG